CATCACACCTGCCCAGTCAAATTCGGTCATGGGCTGGGCCTATTGCGGCGGGGTAAAGGCACGGACGAGGAGTTCGGCGGCGACACGAGCGGCCCCCATCGGCCCGCCTGCGATTTCCGCTGACAAAAGATCCGCAGGATCGCCGCGCCATCCCCCGCCGCGCAAACCTGCCGCAATCAACGCCAGGACATCGCGGCTGGAAAACCCGCCGTTTTCGAACCGTTCGACCAGCGCCACCAGCGACCCCGCCCCCAATTGCGCCTCAAGCTCGGCCAAGGCACCAAGGGTCAGCTTGCAGGTATGGTCCTGCCCGTCGATCCGCACCGACACCTCGCCCGCCAACGGATTTGCCATCAGACAAGCGCCGTAAAGGTCAGCGCCCCTGCAGACGCCAGCGACAGCTCATAAGTCGCCTCGCCGTTGTGGTTGCCGGAATAATCGATGGACGTGATCTGGAATGGCCCCTGAATGACGCCAAAACCGGGGACCACGACCTGAAAATCGGGTGTTTCGCCGTCAAAGAAGATCTGCCGCGCGCGTTCGTCGGTATCGGCGTCCTTGAACACCCCCGACCCCGAAATCGAGGCCGACCGGACGCCCGCTCCGACCAAAAGTTCGCGCCATCCGCCCTGACTCTCGAGGCTGGTGACATCTACGCTTTCGGCGTTAAAGCTGATCCGCGTCGCACGCAGGCCCGCCACCGTTTCAAACTGGCCCGCGCCGTTCATATCGATCTTGACCAAAAGGTCCTTGCCGTTCTGGGCTACCATTTCCGTATCTCCGTCTGGATGAATGTCATTTGGGTGGGTCGCGATCAGGCCACGTCGATACGGGCGCGGAACACGAGGTTGATTTGCTGTTGATCGCCGGTGCCGATCCGCTGCGCCGTGGCACGGTAGAAATTCAGCGAAACAAGCGACCCGCGGGCCAAGACCAGGGGCGCATCGACCAAAGCATCCGACACAGCAGCGGCGGCGGCCTTGGCAGTGGAAAAACCGGCAGTCTCGGTCACAACCGAAACCGTGAATTCATGTTCCGCACCGGACCCAGTCTTGTCGGATTTGTCGCGAGCAAGTTCTGGCCCGAGGGTGACATAGACAGGTGGCAAGATGCCCCCCGGCAGGGTGTCATAGATCGCCGAACCGACAAGACCCGTCAGGGTCGGATCTGTGGCAAGTTGCTGATAAACGGCCACTTGCAGGGCCTGTGCAGCACCATAGCTCATGCCACTCTCTCCTCTTGCGCGACGCAAACCAGATAACGGCCATTGGGGTCGGCCTCGGTGACCGCTTCGATGGTGAAAAGACGCGGACCATCGCGAAAGCGTTGGTCTGGCAAAGGGCGGGACGGCGACCCAAAGGGGGCCGCACGCAGGGTAATGCGATAACTCGCGCGCGACAGGGTCGCCTCGCCCGCTGCGGTTTCGCGGCCCGTCGCCGACTTCACCTCGGCCCAGATAGTGCCCAGCGCCTGCCATGTTACGGAATAGCCGCCTGCATCATCCGGCACCCGCACTGGCGCCTCGAGCATCAACCGGCGATTAAGCAACGGGGCCTTCATGACCGCCCCCCGCCCAGAAACAGGCGCACAGTGCGATAGCGTTCGATCAGGGTGGTAACGCCAAAGGGCATCGACCCGACCGCGCCGGCCGTATCGTGGCGATATTCATAATAATGGGCGGCAAGCAACAGCGCCGCCTGCGCCATGTCTGCCGGCAGATCTTCCCAAGTGGGTCCAAAGCCCGCGACAAAGGCCATCCGAACCGAACCCGACTGCGGCACGCTGGGCAGGCAGGCGCCCATCGCGGCCAGACGCGGCCTTTGGGTATCTGCAACCAACCGCCAATCTGTTGCGGGAACGGCGGTTTCCTGACCCGCACGGTCGATCAGGACCACGGAAATGATAGCACTGACCGGGGCCACAGGCAGCGCCTGTTCCTGCGCGTCACGCCAATGGGTCAGCGTCCAGCTGAAATCCCGTTCGATCAGAATCTTGCCGGTCCGCGCCTCGATCGCGGCCATGGCGGCCCGCAAAAAGCTTTCAAGAACCGTATCCTGTAGACCGTCGTCGGCGAAACCGGACCCCAGCCGCAGGTGTTCTTTGAAAGCAGCGACCGGAAGCGCCGCCTGGGGCACTGTGGTCTCTTCGACTAACATCATGAAATAACTCCGCTTTCGGTTCTGGTCCTTCGCCATTTGACGGGCGCGCGCCTCTCGCGTCACTCGGACGGAAGGGAGCAGCTAGACAACGCGATCAATCAACGCGCGCCCGCTTGGGCCCCCTACGGGGCCCGCCTGCGACGCCGCGTTAAGCGGTGCCGAACTTCAGCAGTTTGATCGCGGCAAAATCACTGACCGCTCCACCCACGCGCTTGGTGGCGTAGAACAGCACATGCGGCTTGGCCGAGAAGGGATCGCGCAGCACCCGCAGGTCTGGACGTTCGGCGATGGTATATCCCGCACCGAAATCACCGAATGCGATGGCCATGCTATCCGCGGCGACGTCGGGCATGTCTTCGGCTACCAGAACCGGATAGCCCATCAGACGCGCCGGTTCGCCCGCCGCAAGACCATCGGACCACAGGAAACGACCATCGGCATCCTTGAGCTTGCGCACTGTGCCAGCGGTTTTCGAATTCATCACAAAGGTGCCATTGGCGCGATATTCGGCCCCCAGCGCATAAACGAGGTCAATGATCGGATCGCCGTCATTGATCGCACCCGATGCACCAGTGACGACATAGCCAAGATTGCCCCAGGTCCAGACATCGTTGTCGACCGTTGCTTCGGTCAGGAACCCTTTGGGTTTGTCGACCCCATCGCCCGCGACAAAGGCAGCGGCCTCGGACCGGGCGAATTTGTCGGCGATGCGGCCCGCGAGCCACCCTTCGATGTCAAAGGCGCTATCATCGAGCAAACGCTGCGACGCTTTGGGAAGCGCCGAAAGTTCGTGCAGCGGAATGGTGATGCGGTCGATCGACGGGGTCGAGGTTTCGGTCGCCGAACCGGTTTCCGTCGCCCAACCTGCGCCGATTTCCGAATGGTCCACCAGCACATCGAAAGAGGTGGAATTGACGGTCACAACATTGGCGATAGCGCGCACCGATGCCGTCGACGACAGGGTCGACCGGATCGTGTCGGCGGTTTGCGGGTCAACCAGATAGCCGCCATCGGATGCGACGGCGGTCGACATGGCCTTGCCTTCCAGCACCAACCCGCGCAGCCCGTCATCATCGCCCGAGCGCAGATAGGCCGCAAAGGCTTTTTGATGCGGAGCCTCGGTTTCGGCAGCGGATGCCAGCACAGGGCGACCCGAAATCAGGGATTTTCGATCGAAAGTGTTCATACGTTCTTCCTGCTTTTGAAGTTTGGCATTGATGCCGTTGGTGAAGTCTTTGAAATCGGTCACGAAACCGGACAGCGCCGTTTTCAGTTCCTCGGCCGGAGACAGACCTTCCCCGGCCCGAGACTTGGTCTCGGGAGTATTCATTTGCTCATCCTTCTTGGTCTCTTATGGGTGCCGGTCGATCAGATGCCCGGCGTCAAGATGCGGCGCGCGGCGACAAAAGCCTCGGCCATTTCGCGCATAACCAGAGCCTCTGGGGTGTCCCCCTTGGCCCCGACCCGCGCGTCGGGCAACATTGGGAAAGTCACCAGCGACACCTCCCAAAGTTCCAGTTCCGACAAAAGGCGCTGCCCCTTGTCTGTCTTGGCGGATTTGACGGTGCGATAGCCGATCGACAGTCCGTCAATCGCGCCTGCGCCGACCAGCGCCGCGGCTTCGCGACCCCGTGCGACATCGGTCAGGATACGGCCCTTGACCCAAAGCCCACGTTCGTCTTCGCGCACTTCGTCCCAGACGCCGATGGGCTGGGCGGGATCGTGCTGCCACAGCATCTTGACCGAACCAGACCGGGATTTGAGCCGCGCAAGCGACGCCGCATAGGCCCCCTTTTGCACCAGATCTCCACCCTGATCGGCGATGCCGAACAAGGACGCGTAGCCTTCGATCAATGTGCCGTCGGACAGGGTCAGATCAGTGCCGATCTGGCTGTATTTATGTTCAAGCGTCATCTTGGTCCCTCTTTAGTGGCTCAGCACGATTGCGCGGACAAACTCGATCGCGACCAGCGCGAAAGCCGCGCAAACGATCAACCAGACCTGTTTTTCCAGCCGGTTGACGACGAATTCGATCTTGCCCAACCGGACATCCATCTGGGCGAACCAGAAATCGGAGACTGGCGCGGGGTCGCGGCGCGGTTTGCCGTCCATGTCCAAAACCTCACCCCGCATTGCCCACCTCCTGCACCGGCAGGCCCAGCAACGCGCGTTTTTCGGCATCGGTCAGGAAACTGGCCTCGGTGATGCGCCGCCATTGGGCTTCGCGTTCGACCGCTAGGGCCGGAACCTGATCCAGATCGGGGCGGATTTCGATGCGTTCCCCCGAAAAATCAGACAGCCAATCGGCGATGGCGCTGGTCACCCGCGTAGCCAATGGCAGAACCGTCAGCCGGTAAAAGGCGCGGTTGGCCTCTTGGTAATTGGCATAGGTCGCATCGCCCGGCAGACCGATCAACATCGGTGGCACGCCAAAGGCTGTCGCAATCTCGCGGGCGGCGGCCTCTTTGGTTTTCTGGAATTCCATGTCGGATGGGCTGAACCCCATCGGTTTCCAGTCCAATCCGCCCTCCAGCAACATGGGGCGGCCCGCATTGCGCGCACCCTGATGCTGCGTCTCCATCTCGGACAAAAGACGGTCGTATTGATCGGCAGAAAGGCTA